TAAGAGCATGACAACCGGCGTCTCGACAAGGACGTTGCAGCAACTGAAATATGCCGAGAACCTGATCGACGTGTCTGTCGACACAATAGAGGGATCGCTGACAAAGCTGACAAGAAGCATGTCCGATGCCGCCGGCGGGAATGAATCCCTGTCGAATGCTTTTTCGCTCCTGGGCGTTTCAATCAAAGACTCCAGCGGGCAGCTGCTCAGTGCAGAGGAAGTCTTCTACCAGGTGATCGACGCTCTCGGGGAAGTCCAGAACCAGACAGAGCGGGACGCCCTGGCAATGGAGATCCTCGGAAAGAGTGCGCAGGATCTGAATCCGCTGATCCTGCAGGGCAGCGATGCACTGAAGACGCTCGCGGAGGAAGCCGAGGCGACAGGATACGTCCTTGATGAATCACAGATTGAAAAGCTGGGCGAGGTTGACGACGAATACCAGAGGCTGCAGCTCGTAATCGAAGGGACAAAGAAAAAAATGGCCGCTGAATTCGCACCGGCAAGCAAAGAAGCGATGGAGCTTTTTGCAACGGTCGTAGACAAAGGCGGAAAAGCTCTGATAGATTCCGGAATCATCCAGGGTCTTGCAGAGCTTTTGAGGACACTGCTGCAGATAGCCACTCCGGTCACGAACCTGCTGGACATCGCGGACGGATCTATCGAGCGGCTGAAACCGGTGTATCAGATCCTGCATCAGATCTCCGGAGCACTCGCACTGATCAAAGACGCATCCGACATCGTGGACGCTATCCGGAACCCGCTGAAATGGGGGAGCGGCCAGCTGACCACAGCGCTGGGCTGGAACATCGACAAAGGTCAGATGAGCCATTATCAGCAGTGGAAGGCACAGGGCTCGACAGATGTCTATGACGAAAAACTCGGCGGATATGTCGGAGCCTACGGGCACAACGCCGGAGGCACGGATAACTGGAGAGGCGGTTTCACATACCTCGGAGAGGCCGGCGCGGAAGCAGCGTTCCTGCCGCAGGGGACGAAGATCATGACGGCACAGGAGACGGCAGCACTCGGCGGAGACACCTGGTATGTAACGATAGACGCGAAGAACGTGCGGGAATTCAACAACGTGATAAGGCTCGCAAAAGAATCCAGGGTGAAAGCACGAATGAAGGGGCAAAAGAGGTGAGCCAATGGCAAGCGCAACAAGAGACCTGGCCGTAACTAAGAGCGCATACACAAAGTCTTCGGCCAAAAACACCGTATACAAGACAAACAGCTCCACAAACTACCACGTCGGCAGGGACAGCAGTTTTGTATATAACACGATGTATTACGGCTTCGGCGCATGGCCGGCAAGCCTGAAGCGAAACAGGATCACCGATGCTGCGATCCGGCTTTATGTACACGCCGGCTGGATGCTGTTAAGCCTCTACGCCTGCGACGGGGATTTCACGGCATCGAAGGTCACATACAACAACGCCCCGGAGCAGACGGCATACCTCGGATCAGTGGACAACACTGATCTGGATATGTCTATGGGAGCCTGGGCAAACAAGCTGATCAAGGCGGATATTAATGCCTCACTGGCACGCACGCTCATCCGGTCAAAGGGATTCTACGTCTACGGATCAAACTACAACACAGAATACCCGGCATGGTATGTCAAAACAGTGCTGTCGGACGGCAGCGCTCCATTTGTCAGAGTTTATTATGACGACGCGGTAAAGGTCACCAGCAAGGTCGTCATCGGAACCAAACTCAGCAACACGGTGAACCCGGAGATCGCGAACAAGGTCACCTGGACTCTGGAAAAGAACGGTTCTTACCGGTGTTTTGACGAAGTCTGGGTGCAGGCATCCGCAAAGCTGTACTGGAAGGCGTCAGACGAAAGCAGCTGGCACACGATCAACATTTCCGGGCAAACGATGTCCGTCACCATACCGGCGTTCACATTCCCGACCGGAAAGACGATCCAGTATTACATCCAGGCAACCGACACGGACGGCACCACCACACAAACAGCAACATACACCTGCACGACACCGGCCTCAAAGATCACCCCGCAGAACAGCCCGACAAGCGGTTTCGTGAACCCGAGGAACCCGGTCATCTTCTCCTGGTATTTTAAACACACGAACGGCAACTACCAGCAGCAGAGCGCGTCTCTGTTCTGGAGGGTCGCAGGTGCGGAGGCCTGGAATGAGGTCGCGGCATCCGGAACGCAGCAAAGCTTGACGGTCCCGGCCTATCCGGCGGAAGGCAGCTTCCCGATCGCATCCACGATCGAGTGGTATCTGTACGGCGTGGATTCAAGCGGATCCTCATCCGTTTCCGCCACATATTCCTTCTCTACGGCAGCGGCAATTATAACAGCTGTCTGCAAATCGCCGCTGAACAATGTCGCGGACGGCAGTGCACCGATTGAATTCAGCTGGGAGTTCTGGAGCAATGACGGATACCCGGCAATCAGGACAGAAGTCTACTGGAAGCAGGGCAGCGACGCCGACGAAACAGGAAACTGGAATCTGCTGCTTGATGAGGCCACAACCGTCACGGACATGACCGTGGCCGGCGGGGTCTTCCCTGCAGGGGAAATCGACTGGAAGGTCATCGCAACCAACATAGACGGCATCAAAGGCGGAGCGGCTACAGTTGGGACGGCATCATTCATCTGCGTGGCAGCGCCGGATCCCGTGCAGGGCCTCGCAGCGACGAATGTTCCTCTGTCCACAATCAGATGGCAGTCTTCCGGCCAGGAAGCCTATGAGATCACGATCGACGGCGAAGTCGTCAAGAAAGCATTCGGGCCTGGTGTCTACAGCTGGAGCGTGCCTGAACCATTGGAAGACGGCGAGCACATCATTCAGGTCCGGATTCAAGGAATATACGGGCTGTGGAGTCAGCCGAGCGAGACTTCGATCTTTATCACCAACGAACCGGAGAGCTCGCTGGAGATTGAAGGCGTTTTCGGCCTTGACGCCACGCTGAAAGCTGAATCAGAGGATCCGGACAATCCGCCTGTTTTGCACTGGTACCGCGACGACAAATACATCGGAGTGACATCTGGCACGCTGGAGTATATCGACAGATTTGTTCTCGGACATCATGAATACCGCGCAGAGATCTGGCACGACAGCGGCTATTACACCAGGTCGAACACTGTGGCGGGTACAATGACCGCAGAAGAGACAAACATCAGTCTCCTCTCTGGAGGGGATTGGTTAACCATCAACCTGAGCGAGAACATCAGCGATGAGCAGACCTTCAACTGGTCAAAGTCAGCTGCCTGGCTGCATGTCACCGGCTCAGACAAGCCTGTGCTGGAAATGGCACCTTATGAAGACGAATACGGATCATACAACTGCTCAATCAAGGATCTGCAGGAAGCAAAGAGATTCGAGAAGCTAAAGGGACGTGTCGTGATCATCAAGAGCAGGAAAGATCAGATCCTGATCGGAGGCCTGACAAGCCTGCAGAAAAGAGTCTTGAAGCATTACGTCGCATTCTCGTTCACGGTCCAGTCAATCGGCTGGGAGGACTTTGTGAATCATGACAAGACAGATTGATTTCCGGTTCACGATCATCCGGGACGGCGCAGAATACGGAGAGATTCGTCCGCTGGACGGAAATGCTCCGATGCTGCGGATGGATGACTCGGGCGAGATAAAGACATCCTTCTCCGGTGATTTCCTCCTGCCGGATATGGATGTGAACTGGCTCCGGGATGAAATACGCCCGGAGCTGGTCATTGACGGGGAAAAGCACCATCTCGGGATTTACCTGCCGGCAGCGGTCAGGGAGCTCGAAAACGAAACAACAAGATACCTGCACGTCGAGGCGTATGACCGGTGCTGGAGAGTGAAAGACAACTACACAGAAAGCCTGACGCATATTGATGCAGGGACGAATTACGTTCTGGCAATCGAGCAGCTGCTGACTGCCTGCGGCATCGGCCTGATCGTGAAAACGCCAACCTCGGCAAGCCTGGCAGAAACGAGGGAAGACTGGAACATCGGAACGAGCTATCTGGAGATCGTCAATCAACTGCTGAACGAAATCAACTATAACGAACTCTGGTTCAACCAGGACGGATATGCCGTCCTGGAACCGGCTTCGGTACCGACGGCGGCAAACATTGAGCACACGCTGGACGACACCGAAATCAAAAGCCTGCTGATGCCGGAGATCACGAAAGAAATGGACATCTATTCCGCGCCGAATGTGATCATCGCAGTCTGCAGCAACGCGGACAAGAGCGGGCCGATGGTAGCAAAGGCCGAGAACACGAACCCGCAGTCGCCTCTTTCCATCGCCAGGCGGGGGAGAAGGATCGCCAAAGTCTTCCAGGTCAACAACATTGCTTCACAGGAGGAGCTGCAAGCATACGCGGACAGGCTGCGAAATGAGACGATGATCACGGGGGAGACGATCATTGTCAAGACCGGACTGCTGCCGGGATTCGGCGTGGACGACGTGACCGCGATCCGCTTCGGCGAACTTTTTGCGGTATGCACTGAGCGGGCATACACAATGGATCTGACCGTGGGCGGGACAATGGTTCATACACTTGAGAAGGTGGTGGTCAACCTTGGATGATGAACTTCTGATCAATGAAGAACTGGCGGATGAGGAACCTGCAGCCGAAGAAAGCCTGGACGTTGTCCTGGGCACGATTAAAACCGTCACGAGTGAAGGCGTCACGATCCAGCTGGACGGGGAGGAGGAAGCCGGGGAAAAGCTGTATAAAGTCAATGCATCGGCTCTTTTCGAAGCAAATGACAGAGTCAAGGTGCACAAGGACAGCGGAACCATGCTGATCGAATACCCGATCGGGAAGCCGATGGCCAAATATCCGATCCC